ATTGTGTTAGCCATAATTACTAATTCATACAAGCAGGTTCACTATCAATGTCAATAGTACTTTCATTGGAAGATGCTCCCCACCAAGAACTACAATATATTTGACCCCAATTAATAGTATTTGCCATATTAATACAATACTTTTTTCTTGTTTTTGTTATTAGTCTTGTTAAGGTACTGCGTCAGTTTCTTAACGTTTACTGCTTTAGGTTTGTATTTCTTTCTTACAGTACCCATCCACCAAATATATCTTTATCTGGACTTACATCCTCATTATTGTTTGTGTAGTATTCTGGATATTTAGAACTAGCGTTAAAAGACAAATGTTCTATAAGTCTATCCGTGTAATACTGTGCTGTATTTCTTTCCTTTTCTAGTAAGTAATCTACCTCATCTCTTGTTGCATTTACTGCATTCTCTGATGTGTGTTTAAACACCCCCTTGTTCGCAATACTATAAGCAGCGAATGGTAAGTACTCAACCATTGCCCAATGTATTAAACAAGGTTTTATCCACTCGTTTACTAATGTAAGGTAATCTCCTGCTAAGTCATCATCTATAATGTGCTGCTTGATTTTGTCTATCAAATCAGAACCGAGATAGTTCTCTATATGTTTGTCTTGTGCAATCTTAATGTATTGTATAAACTTGTCAGTATCTACATTACCACTCATTGCAGTAAACTTTACTATGTCTTTCCTTGTTACTAAAAGTGCTTCTGCCATTACCTACGTGGTTTTAAAAATCCATTGTTTTTCATATTCTTAGGAAGTTTTGCAACTCTTGGGTCATTAGTTTCAGGTTTAAACCCTTCTTTTTTTGCTTTGTTTACAGATATTTCTGCTTGTGGGTTTGTAGCATCTGGTTTTACACCTTTTCCCATATACGTTTTACGCATCCAAAAATGATGACAATCACCACCGCCTTTGTACAACCATATATCGTAGGTATCTGCACCATTAGGCCCCCATCCTGCATTTACTGCTCTTTGGCTCATTTGCATTATATCTTCTTTGCGATAGATTTTCTTTGCATTTACCATCTTCTTACAGAACTCCCTGCTGTTTGCTTGTGTTTTAAGAGGTGCGTATTGGTATCTTACCTTGAACTTTAGTCCATCTGCTTCACCATCTTGTTCACTACCTGCGTTTGGTCTTGCAGTTCCTGTACTTGCTAAACCAATCATTTTGTCAAGTGCTTCTTCTTGGTCATAATCAACAGGTCTTTCATCTACAAGTTCCCACTCGTCTAAATCTTCATCTTCTCCAAACTCATCTAACAAGTCAAACATCTTGTCATCATCAAAAGTCTTTGACAACTTAACCCCTGTTTCTTCTTCTCTTGCTTCGTTAGTAATAGCATTGTCTGTTTCAATAAATTCAAGGGGTTGTAAGGTCTTGAAATAAAGTTTTAGACTAATACCATTAACAGCAAGAATATCGTCAATAGACTCAATTATTAGGTCTTGGTAAGGTCTAATAGTGATGTTGTGGAATAACAAAGATGCTGTCTTGATTTCGTCAGCGTTGTTTCCAAGTCCACTATTCCCATCTCTTATACCTAAAAGCAAAGGTGATGTTACCCTATGTGCTACCATTAACTTAGTAGAACATTCACTTGATAAATACTCGTAGTGTGCAGGTGCATCATTTAACGGTACATCGTCTATTGTAGTCTTGCTTTCTGCATTGTTGTTAAAAGCAATAATTACCTTTTCACCTCTTGCACCTGTAAGTTTGTTCATCACATCATTTTTGATGCTCATTTGCTTTTCTCTATCTGGTACACCGTTGTTAAAGTTTACAACCTTAGTTCCACTAAAACCGTTTTGTACATCGTTAATTAGGTAATCAGATATTTCTGATTCTAATTCACTATACGCTAAACCTCCCTGATAGTCCACAGGACAGTAATAGTCATACCCTGAAACGTATTTCTTTACAATTTTAATTTCAGGTTCTTTACCGTTACCAAATCCAAACGCTGCTATTCGTTGTGGTTTGTCAGCAGGTTTCTTACTTCCCCAATCATTGTGATAGTAGTACGCTTCAATTTCCCCATCTTCATTACACTTTTCTGCTCTTAGTGTTTGTCTTGGAAAGTGTTCACTTCTTACTACTTTTCCATCTTTGTACAATACTTGGAAAGATGCTTCACCTAGTAGTTTAAGGTCAAGTGATATTTTACGCAAACAGCTATCGTGAAAGATAGAACGTAAAGCAGCGTATTCATTTGTCTTTGTGCTGCTGTCTAATGCATCTAAACCTTTTCCGTATATCATATTACTGATTCCGTTAATTATTGCGTTAGATGTCGTAGAATTAGTGTATAGGTCTATTAGGTATTGGTAGTAGTTATTGTCATCACCGTATGCTACCCAATCCTTCTTTTTATCTTCTACTACTTTGGGTCTGTTGTAAGATGATAAGCTAACAACGTGTATGCTGTCTGTATTAGCTTTTATTTTATTGTTTCTTGCCATTATAATACTATAAATTCGTTATCATCGCTTTGATGCGTGTAATCTGTATTGTTTACGCTGTAACTGCTTATTGTTTGGTTAGTGCAAAAGATTTTATCTCTGAATATAAGGTCATCTCCTGCTTTTATTTCTAAAGTGTAGGTAGTGTCCTCTACAAGTGAGAAAGTGTCTGTATGCTGATAATAATAGTCCTCTTGGGTAAATGTAGTAGCTGTTTCGCTATACACTTCTTTGTTTGTAGTTTCGTTTACAATCTTAATGGTGTACGTTGTACCTGATACATAAGAACGTGGTATAAAACTAAACGTTTGGTTGCTATCTGACTTTTGTAAAACAATCATACTTATACAATAACATTATCTATTTTTTGTTAAGTATAGACATAAAAAAAGGGTAACATCTCTGCTACCCCTTTATTAAGTCAAATTCTATTTATGAATTAGTACCCTCTGTAATAGTTACAGTAGCACTAGACATTGCATCAAATGGGTCTGCTGCTGTTGGACTATCCACAAAGTTTGCAGGTTTCAATTCCTGTGCGTTAAAGGTTAAAGTATAACCGCTTAAATCAGCCATTGCTGCGCCTGTTACGATAGTACCACCTGTTACTTCTGCACCGTGTTCTAATCCCATAACAAACACATTACCGTTGTAGTCCTCAACTGCAATATGTGGTCTGCCATAAGCTAATAACTTAATTTCTTTGTTGTCCTCTTTAGATAACTTTTTAAAAGTAATATTTAAAGTTTGGTCAAAGAAAGTAGTTCCGTTTTCTCTTGAAGAAGTTACAGTTTGTTCAAAGCTGCTATTCCCTTTTAGTTCATATTTGTAGGCAGTAAAAGTACCATCCATATCTGTAATTTCGTCATCCGTTTGAGTTACAGTTCCGAAATCTCCGAAATCTGTAAAATATACCGCACGAATCCCACCAACTACATCTTTGCAAGGTTCTTTTCTACCACGTGTTAAATCACAAGCCATATTTTTTAGTATTAAAAAAGGGTGAGTAGGCTCATTGGCTCACCCACCCCTTTAGGTTATTTAATTACTTCTTAGTTTGCAGAGTTTGCAATACCGTAAGTTACAACATCTTCAATAACTCCAACTTGCGCTCCTGCTGTAAATCTCATTACAACTCTTACGTTGTCAGAACCATCAAGGTCAGCCATATCTAATACTTTTACTTCGTTGTGGTCAGCTAAAAGACCTGTTCCAAAGAATAAGTTAGATTTAGTAGTAGCGATTGCATCGTTATCAGCTAATCCGTTAGCTACAAACAATTTAACACCGTCAAAAGAAAGTGCGCCATTGTTCCACCATTGAGTACCTTGAGCGTTTGTACCTGCAGCACCAAGTCCAGAAGCACCAAATCCACCTAACGCTCTTACATAAGCTCTTGCAATGTTTTGAGAAACGTAGATAAATAAATCTTCTTCACCATATAAAGTAGAAGGAAGTGCATCTACAATGCTTCCTAATTCTGTAATTACGTTAGAAGCTGTTACAGTAGTTCCTGCAATCTCTTGTGCAGCAGGTAGGTCAGCATCTTCAGAAACTAATTTAGTAATTCCGTTGAACTGTCCGTTATTTGCTGTATCTCCACTCCATAAAGAACGCTCTGTACGGTCTGCTACTTTAGCTGCAACGTGTGCAATTAAGTAATCAGAGAAAGAACTTGGTAGTTCGTGGTGTGCAGAATATCCCATTGAGATAGCTTCCCAATCAGAGATGAAATCTTTCTTACATAACTGTAAGTTCACTTGTTGGAACTCAGGTTGTAAGATACGCTCTGTAAGCGTGATAGTAGAAGTAGCAGAAAAATCACAAGTTGCATCTTTTACGATGTCGTTAGTAGATAATTTCTTGATTACTTCTTTAAACTTTACGTTTGGTTTTACGGTTACACCACCATTCTCAATAGTAGCTCCGCTTAATAACGCTGCTGAAATGTACTGTCCTGCACTTTCACCTGCGTATGTAGTAGTAATACTAGTAGTTGTTGCCATTTTTTATTTATTTATTAAAATTTCCAAATTTACCAAGTACACGGTCTAATGTGTTACTTGCTCTTTTTTGTGCAAAAAGGTTTAATTCTTTCTTTGCACTTGCTTCGGGGTTATGAGTAATTTTCTCAACTTCAGAAAGTTCCTCTTTAACTTCCTCCACAATATCTTCCACCGCTTCTTCTGCTAATTCCTCTGCGCTCATTTCCTCTTTAGGCTCAAGCATAGATTTAATTTCCTCAACCATTTCTCTGATTTCAGAAAGTTCTGCTTTAGTAGCGTATTCTATTTCTTTTTTCTCATCTTCCAATGCTGCTTCTACTTCTTCTTCTGATGCTTCTTCTTCCTCTTGTGCTTCACCAATAGAAGCGATAATACCTTCTTCTTCTACGATTAAGGCTTGTCCATCTTCTAGGGTGTATTCACCCACAGGTAATGCTACTCTTTCATCTTCTGTAACGATAAAGACTTCTTTACCTGCTGCCATTTCTTCAGCTTCAATTACAGTTCCATTTTCCAAAGTAGCTTGTGCTAACTTCACTTCTTCTGTTTCAATAGAAAGAAGTTCTTTTGCTTTTGATAAAATTTCTGTTGCTTTCATATATTGTACAATAAATTACTATTCAGTTTGTTGTGGTTTTATTTTACAGGTGGATATAAGCTTTGCCCATCTTTAGAAACTCTTTGTATTACAGTTACTAAATCAGCAGCTTTAGAAAAGCCGTCTATTTGTCTGCCATCTACACCTATTTCTTGTGCAGCATCTAATATTTTAACTAAATCATCTTCAAGTCTATCTGCATCTGACTCTATATCTAATAAAGCATTAACCCATTCTTTTTGTTGTTGCTTATAATTAAGGTAAGCCTTTTCTATTTTAGTTTCTAAACCTCTTAACTTATTATCTAATTTATTTGCATCATTTAATATTGAAGAAGGTTTTCTTGCAAGTTCTACTTTTTCTAACTTTTCGTTAGTTTGCTTCTCTTGCTCTTTAGCTAACTTAGCTACTATTTTTTGTACGCTTGGTTTCATATCTTAAATTTTAGAAATAATGTTTTGTGCTTCTCTAATACCACCTTCAATAGATGCTTCTCTTTTGTTGTATAAACTAATTAAATTATCTGCACCAAGTTCTTTTGCCATTTTCATAGCATCATCTTTTACACCCTTTGCAATTTCGTAGTTTCTTACAACTTCACGTAAAGATGTTTTTACAGCATCAAGTCTTTTTTTGACGTCAGACATTAAGTCCTCTGCTCTTTTCTCGTATTTTAACATATCATCGTGTAAGCCTAACTCTACTTTCTGTGTAGAAAACTTATGTAAGATATTTTGTGTTTTATTGTCCATATTTATACAATAGGTTATTAATTAATTTGTTGTGTTTTTAGTTTGCTGCTTCACATTCTGCACAGTCATCGTAAGCTGTTACGCTATTCCAACGAAAACCTGATGCTGTTTGGTCTTGGCTTAAAACAGTATAGCATCCATCGTGTCCATCGTGAGTTAAATCAAAATAGTAAACGTTCCCAATTACTAATTGAGTAGTACCGTGTACGTGTTTTTTTTGGTTATGGTTGCATCTTTGTACGTGGTAGCTGTAATCTCCTACTTGTGGTAGGGTTTGGCTTCCTGTTATATTACCTATCCCTTGTGCTTGGAAACTACCATCACAGCACTTTCTGCTGTACGTTCCATCAGGACACATACAGGCTCTACGGTCATTCTTAGGACTTGGTGCGTATTGTTCGTATTCTCTCATTTTATTGGTACGCAATTAGGTACTCTTCTTCCATTTTTCATCTTAAACCCTATCATTTCATACCCTGCTTGACAAGGCTTCTTTAAATCAGCTTCTAATAGGTCTAATTCACGTAGTTTAGAACCTGCCCAACGTAAACCTGCCTTACCACCCCAAAGTAAGTAAGAAATTGTACCACAGGCTTCGCTGTTTCCTTCATCGTAGTACTCTTGCGCTCTACTTAGGTAGCTGAACATTCTTTTTATTGTTTCCACAGTTACAGCTTTTCCTTGTGCAAGTTGTTGCGCTCTTACTTTTCCTACCTGCGTTGCACACTTGTTGTTTACCTTCTCGTTTAATTCTATTCCTCTTTTAGCGTTATTACTTACTGCATCTGGGTAATCAGCAAATGATTCTAATTCCTCACCTGCTAAGATTTGTTTTAACTCTTGTACTAAGTATTCTTCTTCTTCTTCTTCCCAAACTGATAGGTTGTTAGGTTCGTTTGGTCTTTCTAACTTGTCTGCAAAGTAACCTTCTATACTAAATCCTTTTACTTTACCTGTTTTTACATAGTTTTCCCAAACATCATTATTTAAAACCTTCATAGATAGCATCCAGGTTCCTAATGGCATATCCATACCGTATAACTTAGACTTGTCTTGTTCTTTATCTTCTACAATCCAAGACTCAACAGCTACTAACCCTTCTAAAGGCATTTGGTGTTCTAAGGTACTTTTGTTGTGGTTACCTCTAATAAAAAATAACTCACTTGCTTTACGGACTGTATCACGTGAGAAGTAAATGTAATATTCGTTATCTTCGTTTTTTCGGTAGATAGGTTTATTAGGAATTAAAGCAGCACCCATTAGAATACGCTTCTCTTTGTTCACTTCTGCAAATTTAAACTCTTGGTTTTTTAATGCTACAAAATCTTCTTCAATCGCAGGGTTTTCTACTATTGATACTGCTTCTATTCCAGAAACATCGTCATTCTCATCAATAAAAAGTTCTATAATGTCCATATATGTACAATAATATTTAAGGGTTTTTGTTAACCTAGTGAAGCACTTTCTACAATGTTTCTGTCTAATGCTTGTGCGTTTGTTACTTCGTTAGATACTACAAATGCTTTTATAGGTTGTTTGTCTTGTTCGCCTAGTGCTTGTGCTAATTGGTTTTCTGGTGATGCTCCTACTACGTTAAATGCAGGTGCTTGTGGTGCTGATACACTTCTGCCACTACCACCTCCACCTATTGATATAGATTTACCAAAAGTAGGTGTTTTTACTGCTGTTATTTGTTTCACAGTTTGTAAACCAGATGCTAATATTGTACCTGCACTTGCTATCTTTTCTATTGATGCTAATGGTTGTGGAAGTATTGATTCGCTTGATAGTACTTCTGTAAACCCTAAATAACTATTTATGACTGCTTGTGCAATCGCTGCTGCTTTTCCTGCTGCACTATTTTCCCCCAATAATTGTGCAAGGTTACCTAGCGTGTTTGATGTCAAAGCAAGTTTTTGTTTTTCTAATGCTTCTTTTTGTGCTAGTTCTTGTTTATCAAACTTATCGTCAAGGTCTTTTTTCTGCTGTTTATAAAATTCTTGTATTTTTAATTTTTCTGCTTCTGTTCCTTCTAATTCTAATAACTCTTTTAAAGCATCTTCTTGTCTTTTTGCTAATTCTGCTTCTGCTTTTTCTCTATCAGTAAGTTCCTTTTCTGCTGCTAAACCATCAAGTAGTTCTTTACGTTCTAACTCTTTTTGTTTTTCCTCATCTAGTAAATCTAACTTCTCTCTGTTTAGACTATTGATATTCATCAACTGTTCTGAGCGAAAGCCTTCAATTTGTGCTAAGATACCTTCACGCTCTGCTTGTGCTTCCAGAAGTGCTATCTGATTTTCTTGGTTTTTGTTCTTGTTGTACTGTGCTTGTGCTGCTGCTACAAGTGCATCTGCATTTGCCAACATTAACCTTTCTTGCTCATCCAATACTGCTGCAAGTTTGTTGTTAGCTTCTATTCTTTGTTCAATAGTTTTGCTTTCATCATCTCTGATTTGTCTTAGCTTTTCAGCTTCTCTATCTTTCTGCTCTAAGATGATTCTGTTTTGTGCAATACCTAGTTCTGCTTTCTTTTGTAGATTTACATTTTCTGTTGCAGCTTTAATTGTGCTTTTAGTGTAATCTACTATTGCCTTTGTAGCATTGCTTACTGTTTCAACTGATTTATCAAAAACGTTATCTACACCTGTAAGTACATCTAAAGACTCTTTTCCTGCTGACTTTACATCTTCTAATGCACCTGTAAAATCACCGCTAAATACTTTTTTAACCGCACTTGCTAGATAACCTAAAGTGTCTAAGAAGCTATTAAAACGCTCTATTAAGTTTGCCTTGATACTATCCCCCAAATCAATTAATGCTTGTTTTGGGTCGCTGAATATACCTTTAAAATTTTTTAGTATATTTCCTGCGTTTTTTTCTATAAAGTTAAACAGGTCATTAAAGGCTAAAGACAACCCTTCAAACGCAATAGCAAACGCATCTGATACTTTTTGGTTTTGTTCAAATACCTCTTTTAGCTTAGCAAAAGCTGCAATAACGAGTCCTATACCTGCTGCTTTTAATGCAGTACCAATACCCTTTACACCTTTAGCAACTCCCTTAGATGTGTTTTTTACATCCTCTAGGTTTTTGTCAATATTCTGTACGCTCTTAGCAACACCTTCTAGGTCTTTTTCAGCTTTGCCTACTCTAGCTTCTATTTCTATTGTTTTCTTTATTGACATAACTCTTGTTTAAACTGTTTATACGCTTCTTTAATTGTTTCTGGGTATTTGTACTTACCTAATGCTATATGTGTGTATTCCCCTATCTTATTTTCTCGCTTTGCTAATTCTAGCATTTGTAATATATTTTCTACCATCTAAATACTGTTGTGTCTGCTGTTACTAATGTAGTGTCTGCTGTTGCTAATCCACTATCTACTGTTTCTGTATCTTCTGCAATTATTTGTTCTATTGCAATATCAAAGTCTTGTACTTCGTTTACAAGTTCTAGGTTAGTAAGATTGTTTTCAAAGTTGGTTGTAATCTTGTTAATCTTATATAGTTCGTTAAATATTATAACCTTGTCATTAAGGTTAATATTCATCAAAATACTAAGAGGTAGATATGCTTTGTATTTGAACAACCTTCTAGAATCGTCAAAAACTTCTTGTATGTAATTTTTATAGTAAGTTTCAAATAAAGATTTGTTACTACTGTTTCTTGTGTACTCGCTTTTTTCTACTCCAAAGTGTATTGTCTGTGTATCACTTGTTGGGTCGCTACTATTACTTGGTATAAAATAGTTTGTTAGTGAATGTTTAGTACCACCTGCTGACTCTAAAAAGCTAATAGCAGTACCACTTGTTATTCTATGTGCATAAAACAATAATGGTTTGCCCAAGTACGCTTCTTGTTCTTTGTTTACTGACCACCCCCATTGTGCAGTTGTATAAGTACCTGCTGTAACATCTTTTAGTCTTTCAAACTTGTGATGTTCAAATGGTAATTCTACTTTGTATTCATCACCTGTAAAATCAGCTTCGTTTTTATAACCTAAAGAACCCCACTCTTGGTTGTTATATTGCGTGTGGAAAGATGAGAAAAACGTATCATTACCTTGATACCTAAAGTCAATAGATGAGTATGGAAACTTTAAACTTACCTCACTATTTGTTTGGTCTAAATATTCTGTAATGTCGTAAGTAGTTGTGGACTCTGCATACCAATCATCTAAAGGTAGTACTTCAATAACTCCATCTTTGTAATATGCTGTAAGATTAAACATTTTAAATAGTGAAGTTAAAAAGTCTAATACTTTAATCTTTGGTAACTCTTGTTGTATTGTAGTTCTATAATCAATAGTAGTTATTATGGTGTTTTGTGCAGTTGCTTTTACAGCATCTAAACTTCGTGAATACAATACAGTAGCATTTACAGTAAAAGTTGCATTACTAGCAGACTTAATCATTATGCTATAAGTAGAATTACTTGCAATATTTCCATAAAACTTTGTGCGTTTCATTTTTATTGCATCTGTAATACTTATTATATCTGCTGGTCCTGTAAAGTCTTGTTCTAGTAAAACTTCACCCCCACCTGAAACCATTACAGTATATTCTATTCCTGCTGCAACATCTACACTTAACGCAAAAAATCTATCTCCCCCTGTGTTGTTTACGTTTTTATACCCAGAACCATTAGACTCGTAAAACCCTTTTTTTAGGTTTGTATTACCTGCTACGTTTGTCCATTGTGTTGTTGAACGTTGCCAATTATTTCTGTCTGCATCTGTAAGAACGCTTTTAAAACCATCTTTCTGTTTATGTAACCATAAGTATAGGTTGTAGTAATCAGCGTTAGTAGAGTTGAAAAAATCACGTGAAAACGTTAAACCGTATTCTTTCTCAATAGCTAATACTAAAGCGTGTAATCTTATTGCAGGTTTTAAATCATCAAACACTACGCCGTGTGCATTGCTACCGTAATGTAAGTTTCCATTCCCTGCTGTATCTTCTCCGCTATCATAATACAATCTTCTTTTTTTAGAAATCAAAGGGTAGATAATAGCATCTAATACATCTTCACCATTTACATTTAAATCTGTACCATCTTGGAACTGTGCTTTTACATTTGTAGCATCGTATTCAATAGGGTAGTTTAAAATAGTAATATCAGATAACATCTGCTGACCAAGTAGGTCTTTTAACTCTACTGTATTTCCAAAGAAAGTAATACGATAATTTACAGGTGAATGATTACTGACCTCAACACTTTCTAACTTAATTCTACCAGACTTAAAAGGTTTGTAGTTTAAGTATAGTTCTGCACTCCTTTTACCTTGCACAACATTGCCTGTAACAGCAGGACTGTAAAAGTGTTTAAATATCTTGTTATTTGTTTTAGATGCAGGTACGTTAAAGGTTCTTGTGTAATCTGTAAATACTTTTTGTACATCAAGTACATCTTGCAATGTTTGTGTTAAACTTACGCTTTCGTTATCGTGTAACTCTACTTGTTGCCCCTCTATAAATAGCTGCAATTCTACCATTATCGTACATTGTTTATTTTGTTAAACGCAAAGTCAAATTGTACTGTATAGTTTATAAGTTTGTCGTTTAAGGAAGATTTTTGTGTAAACGATTTAGACTTAGGAATAATCGGCAGTGTCTTACCATCGTATCTAATCCATACATCTTCAGACAAAAATAGTTCTTCTATTGTTGATACTGCTGACTCTGAAATAAACCCTGTATTCATTTGTATAGATGTCTGCCCTTGTACGTTGTAACGCTGTCTTTGTCCACTATTAGTTGCATAACTTACAGTAGATGGTGTAATGTTGTTTCGCTTGTAAACGTCATCTGTTACGTTAAAGGTTTCTACTGTGCGTTTAAAAAAGTACATATCTTGATATGCGCCGTACTTGTTTACAAATGTTACTTTGTAGTCTGTAAACTTAGGTTCGCAAACGTTGTGTACTGTTACGGTCTTTAGTAAGGTAGTATCATCTGTATCATAAACTTGTATTGTGCTGCTATCAGCAGGTATGGTAATGTACTGTATCTTTTGGTTACTGTTTCCGCTATCTGTTATTTCAGTATCAGTGCTGTCAATCGTTACTTTGCCTACACCCTCTGCAAATATTGGAAACTTCCCTGCTGTGCCTTCAGGTAAGTATATATCGTTTGCTGTAATAAGTGCGTTGTCTGATAACTGTGGGTTTATTCCATCTTCAAAATCACCATATCCATCTATAAGCACATAATGATTTACAACAGGTGAACCTACATCAAATTCTAAACCTGTTTCACTATCTACTAATGTTTGTGATACTGTTACCCATTTTGCTACACAAGTGTAGTCATCGTTAAAGTTATGAATAATGTAATCTCTTACAAGGTTTGCTATCTCAAAAAGAATGTTATCTCTTGTAGATATTCTGTCTTTTGATAGTGTGTACTTTAAGTCTGTATCTGTATAGCTTCCTTGTGTACCACTATAAATGTATATCTTAACTGTTGCTGCTTTTAGTGCCATATTTTATAATGCATCATCAAAGTCTGCATCTGACTCACATTGTACTGTATGTATTTCAGATATTAGACCTTCGTTATCTATTCTTATTACTTGAAATGTTGTTCCTATATTACCTGCACCACTACTAGATGGGTTTTCATTTTGCGCGTAGTAATTGTTACCACCATTAAAAGGTAAACCACCATCACAAACTGTTTCTCCGACTGCTACTGTTCCATTTACTGCGTGTGTAATACTATAAACACCGTTATCATCACAAAAACTAAATCTTGAACTAAACGATTGATTTGATATGTAGTATTCAGAACCTAGTGTAATACAGGGGTTGTCTGATGCAGGTTGTGTAAGTGATACAGCATCTTCACAGGTTAGTGTACCACTATTAGAGTAACCGCTTGGAATGTCAAAGGTTACATCTATTGTCCTTGCAGTTGCATTTGCTACTTCATTAAATTTAGCTGCTCCTGTATCTGTTGTTGCACTTACTCCTGTTGCTACTACACCGTTTACTGTTACTTGTGCATCATCTAAGACGATTGTACCTTGTTGTGATATTCTAAATCCACTATACGCTATAATGTCATCACCACAGGCTAAAGCACTAAGTTGAGTTCCTGCTTGTTGTACATCTTTTGTACATAATAGGTAATCGTTTAAGTCAGTAGAACCAGAAGGTGTTGCATTATCGTATCCACTTGGCACTCTAAAGTAAAGTTTTAGTGTTACTGTTCTTGAGGTTGTGTTTGTGTTAGCAGGGTAATCTGTTGTAGTGTAATCTGTTGCACCAACATATACTTTATATATAGATGCTATTGCTTCGTAAGATGGTCTTGTAATTACCCCTGC